ACTCAGACGTGACAATGCGCGACGAGGTCTTCGAATTTCACGCCGATCCGATCCTGAGAAGCGGCACCAACTACTACGTGACCGTGGATCGCGGCTCGCTCTTGCCGGAATTTCGCGCGCTCAGAGAAGCGCGGGTGCGGGAACGCCTCGATTCGTCGCTCCGCGTGCTCTACATCGACGAACGCACCGGCCGGATCGACAAATCGAAGGTCGCGGCCGATCTGCAGTTCGGCGACACCGGCCGCGAGAGCGCCGAAGCGCAGGATCGCAAGCTCGCGCAGGAATTGATCGCGCGGTTGTGGAAAGCCGAGCGCGTGCCGCCGGTGCTGCCCTTCTACAACCACGTCGCGATGATGGACGAACTCGAAGCGGCGATGAAAACCACCGAGTTCCTCGAAGCCTCGCCGCAGGTGGTGCAGGGCTTCCAGCAGCAGTGGCAGCAGCACCAGGCGTTTCTGCAGCAGCAGGCACAGATGCACGCGCAGGGGCAGCAGAACGACGCGATTCAGAACGCGGTCGCGCAGGCCACGCAGCAGGCCGCGGCGCAGGCAGCGAGCGAGACCGTCAAGAGCGTCTTCCAGCAGCTCGAGGCGCAGCGGCTGCAGCTCCAGCAGGCGCCGTCGCTCGCCCAGCAGATCCAGGCGCAGGTGGCGGGCCGCGGCGCGCCGCCGTCCCCGATCCGGCCCGGCCCGATGGGACCGCCGCCGCCGGGTGCCCCGCCGCTGCCGCCGCGGCCGGGAGGCGTGCAGTGAAAGCCTCGACGACCGGGAGCAAGAATCCGACGCAGTTCGCCAACAAGTACGCGCATCGCCCGGAACTGCAGACCCTCGGCGCCTGGATGGGTGTGCAGACCCACCGGATCAAGATGCGGCTCGTCTACTTCGAGCATCGCTACCAGAGCCGGATGCAACGCGCCTTGCGGGAGTCCGCGAAAGAGCAAGGCGTTGAGTTGGACGACGACGACCTGATCGAAGACGCCGACCGTTGACTTGAAAGCGGTCGCGCGTGTTTCACTCGGGGCCATTCCTGACGGGGTCATCTGGTCGGCACGGGTGATCACGCGAACGCGAAGACTGGAACGACCTCGACGAGCCCGCATGGGGCGGATGACTCGGCGAGCCCTCCGGGCTTCACTCGGCAAGTGAGGTCGTATGCCTGATGAATCCACGGGCGGATCTCCCTCCGGGAGCGGCGGCGCGCCTGCGCCAGCGGCCACGGGTGGCAGTGCGGCACCAGCCGCGCCCTCACCGGTGGCGTTGACGGCGCAAAGCACGTTTACCTATCCGGGCGGGAAAGAGCCCATCACCTGGGACAAATTTCAAAGCAGCTACGTTCCGAAGGACGAACTGACGCGGATGCGTCAGCGTGACGCGGCGGAGAAGCAGGCGTGGCAACGCGAGACCACCCAGCGACTGGAACGGGAAGCGCAGGCGCGCTGGCAACAGCAGCAGTTTGCGGCGCAGTCCCAGACGCAGGCCAACGACTTCATCGGCGCGCTCGAGAAGGCGCCCTACGTCGAGGGCAAAGTGGTCGCGGGGATCGTGCGGGAAGTGGCGCAGCAACTCTCGCAGACGCAGCAGGCGCTGCGGCTGCTCCATCAGCAGAATCAGCAACTGCAGCAGCACTTTTCCGGGATGACCGGCAAGGCGCAGCAGCAGGAACTGAACGGGCTGTTTGCGACCACCAAACGCGCGCTGCAGTTGCCGGATGCGCCCATCGTCAATGAAATGCTGCTCGACGTCTACCACTCCTACACCGGGTGGGAGACCGAACCGGGCGCGTTTCAGCAGATGGTGGCGGATCGCTGGCAAGGCTTGCAGCAGACGATTCGCTCGCTCGACAAGCAACGCGCGCAACAGGCACAGCAGGCGCGGCCTGCAGTGGGCAGCGGCCAGCTGCCGAACGGCCGGGTGATTCGTGCCCCGCGGGATGTCAAGGGCGGCGAATCGGCGGAAGACCTGAGCAAGCGGTTGTTTGCGGCCCTGCAGAATACCGCCACCTAACCGCGTCCTTCGGTGCGGCGCTGCGTGAGGGCCTCCTCATGTCTGCGACTGCCACCACCGACCTGATCGAAACGCTCCGCTACACCTACGCGGACACGGATCGGGTGCTGTACCTGTTCAATCTGGAACGCACCTTCTTCAACTCGATGAAGCGCAAGATGACGCGCCTGGACGGCCGCGGCCAGTGGTTGACGCCGCTCTTGGTCAAGAACGCGGGCACCTGGAAAGGCATCGCGCAGGGCGGGCCGCTGCCGACGGCGGTGCAACCCGATTCGCAGGAAGCGAGCTGGGCGCTGAAGGAGTTCGTCGGCATCTACGACCTGTCGTGGAAGCTGATTCAGGACGCCACCCGCTCGGAAGCCGCCTTCGAAAACGTCGTCAAGTTGATGGACCGTTCGATCAGCAATCGCATCTTCCGGCTGATTGATGCGGATCTGCTCGGCGATGGCCGTGGCCAGTTGCTGACGCTCGGCGCGGCCGACAACGTCGATCCGTTGACCTCGCGCTATCTGCCGCGCGTCGAGCCCGGCATGGTGGTCGATTTCATGGACGATACCGACGACGACACCCCGCTGATCGCGGGTGCGACGGTCACCGCCGTCGATCCGATTCAGCGCACCGTCACGCTCGGATCGAACGCGGCGGGCACGGCAGCGGGCGACTACGTCTGCATCGCGGGCACGACCGACATCTCGGTCACCGGCACCGCCCGGCATCTGAACGGCGTGCTCGGCCTGGTCTCGGACGTCAATCCCCCGACCGTGGTCGGCAACGTCGGCAACATCAGCCGCGCGACCGCCGGCAACGAGTTCTGGAAGTCGGTGGTCCTCAGTAACGGCGGCACCGCGCGTCCGCTCACCGAGGATCTGCTGCTCCAGGCCGAGGATGCCGTGCGCGAAAAGGGCGGCGCGAACCTCACCGAGTGGTGGTCGAACCTGAACATCATGCGGAAGTACCACGGCATCCTGCGCGACGAGAGCTACTACTCGCTCGGCCGGATCGCGGGGATCTCCGGCGGGCTCGGCCGCAGTGAATCGAACGCGCCGTCGCTCGGGGCGGACGGCAACGGCAAGTCGATCTACGACTTCAGTGGCGTGCCGTGGCATTCCGACGTGTTCTTCGAAGCCAACACCATCATCGGGCTGGATCGCAGCCACTTCTACATCGGCCACGGCGAGAACGAACTGCCGATGCCGATCTCGAAGATCTTCCCCGACAAGCCGTTCTTCAAGGACACCGCGAACGCGACCTACGAAGTGCTGATGTATTGGCAGGGCCAGTTCATCACCGACAACCCGGCGGCCGGTGTGAAAGTGAGCGACGTGGCTGAGTCCTGAACCATCAGAGTGGGCGCGTCCCGGTCTGGGCTCCCGGACGCGCCGCTCACACGCAGAGGAGTCCCACTCTGGATCAACGGGATAAGGAGCGAGAGGCATGGCATTCGTTGGGAAACCCAATATCAAACCGCGACTGGGCGTGCCGACCTACGGCCGCCTGCACGCGTCTCGAGTCGCGGCGGCACTGCCGCAGAGCACAACCGACATTCTCTTCCGGGTGCGCGGCGGCAAGATCCGCGTGCTTGGGCTGATCGGCACGGTCACGACCGCGATTGCCGCGGTGGATCCGGTCGCGAAGATCACCAGCAAGGCGCTCGATAACGGCAGTGCGGTGGTCGGCACCGCCGTCGATATCGCGACCACCGTCGCGCTCACCTCGCTCGAACTTGGCGGACTGATCGTCGCGAAGTGCGATGGGACGGCGCTGACTAAGGCGAATGCGGGCGGCGGTGCCGCGATCAACGGCAATGCGGTGGTCTCGCAGGGCGAAATCTATCTCACCACCGGCGCGAGCGTGGCGGGTGCGGTGAGGTGGGATCTCTATTACGAACAACTCGACGAGGGCGCGTTTGCGTCCCCGAACCCGGTGCAGGTGGCGATCTAATGCTGGCGATCAAAGACGACATCGATACGTTCGATCCGGTGGCGCTCTCGCTGCCGGAGAACCAGTTCCTGATCGATCACCTCGGCAAAGCGCCGGCGGTGGTGGCGCGGATTCCGCTGCCGGTGGGCGTCAACGCCAAGGCGGTGATGCCGGTGATCGAAAAGGTCTACGGCCTGCTCGAAGTCGAGAAACACGACAACGAAGCGTGGGTGGGCCTTGACGCGCTCAAGGCGCGCTGCCGGCTGTACCTGCAGCACAGTGAGGAGTGGCTGCGGATGAAAGCGGCGCGTGGCCCGAGCTTCCCGCGCTATCCGACGATGGCGGGCTGGGACTCGCGCGGACGCGCGGCGATGGGCGCGACCGGCAGCGACTGCGGCTGGGTGCGGACCTACTTCGACGACCAGGGCGACCGCCACCCGCTGGCGGTGGCGCTGCATGGCGACGAGGTCGTCCACGAGCTGCCACGCTGGGTGCGGCAGACCGTCAAGTACAGCGATCTCCTGACCAACGATGAGGAGGGCTGGATCCGCTGCCCGATCTGCCAGGTCACCGAGAAGTATCAGGTGGAGTCGCAGGCCTCGCGCGCCAGCGCGCAGGGCCGCATGGCGAAGCATCTGCTGCACGCGAAGGAACACGTCGAAGCGCATCGCGATCTGCATCTCAAAGTCTTCGGGAACTGATCGTGACGCGCTACGAGGAGATGACCGGGATCGGCGGCGGCCGGTCGGTGGTGCGCGATCTCGGCACCGTCACGACGCCGATTGCCCGGCCGACACCGAAAGGGCCGGAGACGAGCTGGAATTACTTCCATCCCGGTCGCTGCGATGCGCGGTTCGCGCCGGAGCCGTTTCGCGCCGAAGTGAAGGCGATTGATCCGCAACTGGAGGTGGTCTGGCATCCGGTCTACGAACGCTGGTGTGTCTGGGTGAAAAATCCGCACATTCAGCACTGGATTTGCGCGGGGTGGCAGATGCTCTTTCCCGTCCGTTATCCGGATGGCAGTTACATGCCACTCGATCAGCGCACCTTGGCGACCGTGTACGACCGCTCGCCGAGAAAGTGGGGCAGTGCGCAGAAGTATTTTGCGCGCATCGTGGACGAAATCGAGCGCGACCGACACGCGGCGACAAGGACGCGCGAATCTGTCGTCGGGCAAATCGCTCGCGATCACTGGCACCACGCGCAGATCCAGGTCGGCTACGGGCCGAGCAACGGCAGCAAGTTTTCTGATCATCACGCCGGGGGCTGAATGGCCATCGGTCAGGATTTGCTCAACCGCATGGAGATCCTCCACCCGGAGATGCAACTGCAGCCGGGTGAGACCGACGTCATCAAGGGCCTGACGTGCGCCAACATCGCGCAGGACTATCTCGAGAGCGTGCTGGCGATGTACCCGCAGTGCTACGGCGATAGCAGCGGAGTGCTCACCACCACGCCCGGCCAGGAGACGACGCCTTTTCCGCTCGACGTCCTCCGTATCGACGCGCTGACGCGGCTGAACGAGCTGGGCGTGCCGGTGTCGCCGATCTGGATGGCGCAGGACGCGGGCGGCCACCTGCCGACCGCCACCTGGCCGTGGTCGCTGGGCTCCAGCAGTTTCAACACGCCGACCAGCGCGTGGCCGACTGGCCGGGTGATCTACTGGGGACCGATTCCGGACCTCGCCTACAGCGTGCGCTGGTACGGGCTGCAGCAGCAGGCCGACATCACCGTCAGTGGCCCGATTCTCTATCCCGATATCTGTTTGACGCCGCTCGCGACCTTTGCGTGCAAAGCCTACCGGGTGGGCCTGGATGATTCCGCCGCACAGTTGACCTCGCTCGCGGGCGATCTCTTTGAGCCGGTGATCAAGGTGCTGCAAGGCTTCCGGCGCGACCGCCCGAAAATTCTCACCTACAGCCAGGTGCATGTCTCATGAGTACGGTTGCCGTCACCAATCCAACCAGCGCGCTTTCGGGCAAGACGCTGGTCGTGGCCGAGAACGATCAGTTGATTACCGGGCTGCAGACCTTCAATCGCGGCGTGCAGCCGCCGTTCGCGGTCGCAGCCGGAGCGGCCGCGGTGCCGAATCTGAACGCCGGGAATAACTTGCCGATCTATGGCGGCACGCTGACCGGCGGGATCACGGTGCAGGGTTCGGTCATTGC